TAATCAACTCTAAACATATTTTTTTTGAATATCACAATCATTGATGGAAATGGAGCGTTCCATTTAGATCCCGAAAACTTCAAACGACCTTTTAAAAACTCAACCTCAACCCCATACATTTCATAGATCCACTCATGGAACCAGTGGGTGTCTGTCCGGGCAGGTATCAACATTACAATAATAGATCCTTTTTGTGCCTCGTTATATGCCTTTTTAACCCATGCCGAAATATTAGAATATGGAGGATTACACCAACAAACACCTGACCAGTCCTGTTTTAATCCGTCAGTTTCTTTGGTAAAATAACGATCGCACTTATGATTTTGATCAGTTGCTGCAAGATCTAAAGTAAAATGATATTGTTCGTTTAACTTATCAAATAGGTTTTGCGGTGTTTCCCACTCATCAGAAGAAGTGGATTTTTTTGATAAGACTCTATTGTCGTTTTTCATGATTCAAAGTTCGTTTATCTAAAGTAATTAAAACATGACAAAAATCATATGTTATTTAATTGGTTCTGCAAGTCCATGTTCAATCAATTCAAAAATATCGTAATGGTATTGAAGAAAGATTTGAATAACCCCATAAGACACATTATGAAGGGAGGTATGTTTGTCCCTAAAATCTTTCATTTCAATTTGATCAAGAAGATCACAGTTAATATCTGATAGTGCTTTCTCGTCAAGTGCGGATATCGGCCTTAAGAGTAGTTTGAATTTAGCAGGATAAGCCTCAACCGTATCATAACAGATAATAGAAAGATTATCTGTTATTTGACCGATTGTTCCAATTTCAACGCCGTTATTTTTACTTCTGAATTTTACCTTTACTTTGTAAGGAAAATAAGCAGACAAATGTTTTAATTCAAGTTTGTTTTTCATGATTTCAGTTCTTTAATTTATTTTAAAAATGCTTTTCGATTTCCTGCCAGAAAATTATTGTGTATATATTGGAACTCATCTTTTGAAACATAATTTTTTGATGAGTGCGCCTTCGGATGACATTTTTCAATACAGAGGCACATTAGATTTTCGATTACGTCTTTGCCGGGTCCTCGTCCGTGAATATGATGGATATTAAGGCCGTTGTTAATAGGTAACTCTTTTGTACAAGCCTCACAAACCCATGTGTCTGTTTCTCCTATTTCGAAATAATCCAGGTAAACTTTAACGTATTTCTGCATTATGGCAAGTGTTTATATAATTTACTTTGGGGATGTTTTTCTCCATATATTCCAAACCATGCTCCTTTTTTTAAATTATTTTTATACGCATGAAGTTCATTTTCTGATCTTGTAGCCCATTCTAAATTAGACAAATAATTATTTAATTTATTGCAGTCAATATGATTCACGTCCATTTTATTTTCTGTATTTTCAATAAATGATTCTAATACTAATCTATGTATAGTGCGGTTATCTGCCTTAGACCTTCTCCATAATGTAACGAAGTAATATCCATTTTTATATAAAATTGGTTTTAGAATCTTTCCTTTAAAGCACCTACCGTTAATAGTTCTGTCTAAGGACTTAACCCTTCCAAAATCAGAAACCATGTATGAATCTTCATATCCCTTAATATAATGCCATTTTTCCATATTGCCAGTTTATTTATAAATCCAGAACAAAAGAAGTCGGAAGGGAGTTCTGGTTTCCTTTTCAAACGGGGATCAGTCCGTTCTATCCGACTTCAAAGATAATAAATGGTTTTCAATTATTAAAGGAAATCTATTAACATATTTTCAATTTCCTCAGACGTGGAACCAATTTC